ATGATCTTGGTCGGGTCGAGCCCCCAGGCCGCGGCGAGCATCCGCAGCAGCTCGGTACTGTTGGCCGCCGGGTGATTGGCCGCGAGGTTGAACAGCCGCAGAAAATGATTCCGTTCGTCTTGCGCGTCGATGCGGAGCGCGCTGTCGGCCTTGAGCGCAAACGCGAAGTTCCCTTGAATCTCCGCGCGCGTCCAGGCGCGGTACTGTTCGGCGCCGTCGGCATCGAGCACGAGCGCCACGTCCTCATCGCTCGCGAACAGTTGCACGAGCGCAAACACTTTCGTGACGCCGGCGGTGAACCACGCGAGCACGCGATTGCGTTCCTTGGCGAGCCGCGTTTCGAGCGCCTTCTGAATCAACGCCGATTCGGTCGCGCTGTTGGCCTCGGACGTAAGGCCCTGTTGATTCGAGCCGGTCGCACTCAACCGATCGAGGTCTTGTTGGATGATGCTGTCGAAGGCGAACGTCTCTTGCGGGAGCGCGGCCTGCGGCAGTTGAAACAGTTGCTCGCGCGGGTCGCCGGTGAACCCGATCATCTCTTGGGTTTCGGCGTTCTCGATCTTCTTGATGGCCTCGGCGTCGGCCGCGTTTTTGTTGAAGCCGCGGATCGGCAGGTTCCGCCGGCGTTGCTGGACCATCAGCGTGCGCGTGAGCGATTTCTCATCGGCCAGGTCGCGGACGACCGAGCAATCCGATTTCGGGTACGTGCGCTCGGTGAGCGGCCGGATGCAGAGCGGGTGAATGGGATAGCCGCGCATGCCGGTCAGGAACCGGCCGTCGGGCCCGAACACTTGCCAGGGGGAATTCTCGTGAATGATGGCGCTGTGCTTCCGGCGGCCACGCTTCGAGGAGGAGACGAGCACGAGCCGGCGAATGCGATCGGGGTTGCGTTCCTCGGGGTCGTAGAGCGCGGCCTTGTAGAAAATCTCGTACCCGGTCCCGCACGTCATCAGCTTGTCGCGGTCGCGATCGCTGAGCAGCGTCAGATCCTCGGGGAGCGCCTGGCCGGCGCCGGCGTTGATATTGAACGACCGCGCGAAATTCTCATCGACGTTGAACCGCCAGGCGATCCACGGCGCATCGTCGTAGTGCGCGCCCGTGAAGCCGATCGGGAACCGCAGATCGGCGGGCGAGATATGCGACCAGTAGATCCGCGACCACATGATTTTTTTGATGGGCGTCGTTTCCGGCTGGCCCGTCTTCGGATCGAGCGCGAGCGTGAGCACGGGTTGCCCCATCGCGTCGAGCTGCGGTTGCCCGAACGGATCCACGGCCGGCTCGCGGCGCCCCGTCGGCACATCGACCATCTCGGCTACTTCGTCGTACCCGATCTTCGAGCCGCCGATGCCGGCGGTGATCAAACAGTCATCGAGGACCGAGCCGACCAGATCGGCGGCGTCGATGTCGTCGGCTTCGAGCCGCTTGTTGATGATCGATTGCACGAGCGGCGCGGCGGCCTGGCTGTCCTGACGGAGCGCCTTCGCGGTGATCTGCGGGACCTGGAAAAAGAGCTGCGGTTTCTTGTTCTCGGTCGTGTAGAACTGGACGTTCACGTTGACCGCATCGTCGGACCTGAAGCCGCGGATCTTCGGCTTGGCCCCCTCGTAGCGCGCGAGATTGGCCTTCCATTCCGTCAACACGTCTTGCAGCTTGCGCGTCGAGTCTTCGATCTCGTTGTCCCAGAAGGAGGCCGAGCCGATCCCGGAGTCGGGCATCGGAATTTCGAGCGGATCCGGATCGACGGACGGGGGGCTGTTTCGCGATCGTTTCGCCATCAGGTGCACTCCCACAACGGACGCGGAGCCAGTTGCGGGAGCGCAGGCGCGCGAAAGTGAGATCCTACACCCAGACCATCATCGCGTCGCCGGGGGCTTCGGTGGCGGCTCGGGGATGAGGATCCGTTTGTCCTCGATGCACTCGGGACAGACCGCCACGGCCCGGAAGACCGTCTGATCCGGCACCTCGGTACTCACCGACTTGCCGCAGAAGGAGCAGCGAATACGCATCGGGGTTATCGGCCTCGCTCGATCGCGTCGCGTAGTTTCTGGACTTCGTGGCCGATGGCATCGGGGGGCATCGCCGGCGGCGCGATCTGGACCGGCATCGGGCGCGCCATGACGTAGTAGCTCAGCGCGCGCGCCGGGATCGATTCTTCGGAGTCTTCGGCTTGGTCGGGATCAAGGTCGGACGCGATGACCACCGGCAGCGTGCGAATCAAGTACTCGCAGGCCTCGTGCACGCGCAACGTCGGTACCTTGGCGCCGTTGGCGCGCGGCCGCGGGACGAGCCAGGCGCGCACGCGCTGCCAGGCCGCCGGCCAATCCTCATGACCGCGCTTGACCGGCAGGCCCGCATCGCCGAACGTCATCGACACGGTTTGCACGCGCGCCTTGCGCCCACTGTCATCGGTCCGCGGAAACATCTTCGGATCCATCGCGAGGAATTGCAGGCGGTCGATCTGGTGGGTCTTCATCAGCGCCAGCAGCTCCAGCGCCGCATCCTCGGGGACACTGTAGAGCCACGTCAGTTCGTGCCGGCAGACGACCAGGCCATCGGGGTACTGACAGAACAGGCCGCACCAGGCGCGCTGAGCGAACGCCCAATGCAGGCCCGCGGCCCAGGTCAATTCGCTCACTGCGGTTTCTTCCGCTCGCTCACGGTATGCCGCGTGCCGCAGGCCGGACAGGTGCCGGTGTACTGCACGGTGTTCCCGTGGTTCTCCGCGCGGTCGTAGATCAGCCGCACCGACCGCACGCACACGTTGCAGTGCTGTCGCGGACCGTTGACGATCGCCCTGGCTGGGGTCTTCTGCCGGCGGGCGACCGCGGCGAGCGCGATCACCTCATCCTCGGGCGAGAGGTCGCCGGCCAGGGCCGCCAGCGGCCGCTGCCGGCGCACCAGGCACGTCACCGACAGCGCCTCGTAATCCTCGTGAAGGTCGCTCATGTGGACTTCCGTGGTTTCCGCGCCAGGGCTTTCTTGCAGGCCTTGCACAAGTACGGCGGATCCACCGCGGCGTACACGCCGCAGCCGATGCAGAGGTTGTGAGTCCGCCGATCGATCAGGAGTGCGCCGGGGATCGGATCGCGAGTCATGGAAAGCGGCCGCCGATATCGGATTGAATACACACTTCGTCGCGCAGCGGATCCCGATCCAGGGGCGCAGGCACGGGTGGCACACGTTTCGGCCAGTCGCCGGTGCCTTTCGAGGCATTGCAGGATTTGCACGCCGGCACGATGTTCGCGGCGTCATGCCGGCCGCCCTTCGCGATCGGGATCACGTGATCCTGCGTCATCGTGCCGGGCTCGCCGCAGTAGAAACAGAGGTGATCGTGACGGTCCAACATCGCGCGCCACTCGGCAGCGGTGAAGGTGCCTCCGACGCCGGCCAGTCGCGCGCGCCGCTTGAGGCGGTTGGCCTGCACCTCAAGGGGATTGGCTTGGCGCCACTTCCGGTTGCTGTCGTCACGCCGTTTCCGCGCGAGCGGATCGGTCTGTAGTTTGAGGCGTTTTGCCGCGCGTATTTCGTCGGCCTTCGCGAGATACCACGCTCTCCTACTGGCGAGGAGCGCCGCACGGTTTCTGTAATAGCGCGCGCGGGTGTAAGCAACCCTCTTTGCTTTCCTGTCTGGCGTCTGCCGCGCGCGCGCTGCCGCTTTGAGAGCCTCGCGATGGGCCGCCCGGTATTTCGCCTGATATTGAATCGCCTTGGCCATGTTCGCTCGATAGGCCGACCTGCTCCTGACGAGGTTCTTAGCCTGATGTTTGTAGTACGACTTCTGAGCCGTGAGTCTGGCTCGCCCGCGGCCTTCAGGCGTCGCTCTTTGCTGTTTGACCTGTTCGGCGTTCTTCGGATCGCGATGCCACTTCAACACATTAGACTTGTGCCGCTCGGGATTCTCTCGTCGCCAACGCGCGGAGGTATCCCGTGCTTTTGCGCGCTGTTCAGGCTTGGCGCGCGACCTCGCCTTGTTCGCTTTGTAGCGTTCGGGGTTCTCGCGATTCCATTTCGCCGTCTTCTCAGATCGGGTGAGAGGTTTATGCTCGGATGACATGGGCGTCAGTGAAGTTGAAAAACTGTCCCGCGATCGCGGTCCAATCACCGTACCGGAGTTGGCGGTACCGCGAGGCGTCTAAATGCCGTAAATTGTCGGCTTCAAATTCCGGATCCAAGTACGGGTTGTCATCGAGCGTAGAGCTAAGCGTTCCAAAAACCGCCGGATTATAGGTCGGATACTTGATCGGATCGGGCGCGCGCCGGATGTACATATCAACGAGATAGCCCATCGCGCGCCCGCCTGGATTGCTGTTTAGGATCGAGTGCGCCCATCGCGGCGACATGCCGAGTCGCACCTTCGCTTCCATCGCGGTCGAACTGCCGCGCGCGCGACTGATGATCTCGTTGATCGCTTTCGGCAGCAGTAACACTGCCTCATCGATAAACGCAACATCCCATTCTGGACCAACGTGCTGAGGAATATCGGCCTCGTTAGCGCAGTAGCCAGCGAACATGATCGAGTCGGGCCCGTCCGGGTGCGGGAAGCGCATTTGTCGGATGTTGCCACCAGTGTAGATGCCGCCGACGTGCGCGGCCTCGATCTCCATGTATTGCAAATGATTTTTGGTGAGACTGTCGTAACTCGCTCGGAGGAGCAGCACGCGCAGCCCTGAAATCTTGCGACACAGGGCATAGAGCAGATGGCGCGCGCCGTGCGACTTTGCCGTGCCGGCGGCGCCGGCGACCAGTAGATGTTTCCACTTCGAGAGCCCGATCGTCTCAATGTCCACTTGGAGCGGCAGCGGCACGTAGTACCACGGCGAGCGGCCCGGGACCGGCGCCTCGATCGTGAACATCGCATGCCGAAGTTGCCGGCGCGCGCAGTCCACCGACTCGCAGATCCACTGCATCGCGTACATGAGGACGAACGGCCCGCCGCACCAGCGGCAGCGCGCGACCGCATGGCGCGGGCTCGCGTCGGTCACGCCATGCTCGGCATGCAGAAACGTCTCCGGGTCGGTGGGGGGCGGGGCGGTACCTGGCGGCGGCGGCGGGACGGTCGGCGGCAAGCGCGTCGCCACACGCAGCGAGCGCGGCGGGGCGCGCAACGTCTCAAACAGCGCGTCGAGATGATCGCGCGGCTCGGTCATGGCCGAATCACGATCGCGGTGAAGTACCCGAGCAGGAACCCCACCGCGATCAACGTGCACACGAATGACCACAACGGCCAATCCAGAACGCTCGGCCCGAGCGGCCTGGCGTTACTCGTCGTCCTCGTCGCCATCTTCCGTCCCCGCGGGAGCAGGATCAGCCGCCAGTGTAGCCGCCCCGCCCGGGGCCTTGCCAGTGTCGGCGCGGCTCGCGATGCCGAGGGCGACGCGGTTCGTCGGCGTGTCGAGAATCAGGGTTTTGAGCCCGTTGCTCAAGGTGAGGTAGAGCGCCCAATCCGTGCGCCCGTCCACGTTGCCGCCGGGGCGGTTGACCGGGTTGGAGATGACATCGATCGCGCCAGGTCGGGCATAGACATGCCCATCGTTCGCCTCAAGCGCGATGAACGCCTCGCGCGCTGGCGGCGGCCATCCTGGCGGTACACTCGGCCGCTTGGCGGGGCGGGGTTTCGGTTCGACATAGCGCGACTTCGGCGCGCGGATCCGCATCTTCGCAGGGATGAACTTTGCTTTCGGCATTCGGGTATCCTCCAAGTGAGCAGTCAGTATATACGCACGGTTACGTAACCGCGAAACGACGGGGAAAACGATGGTCTTTATAGAATCGCGCACCGCGAAGATAGACGGGATGCACTTCTGTCGGATGTTCGCCGATACGCCGGCCGAGCTGGAGGCGATGGCGGCGCGTGTGGGGTTGGATCTGGCCTGGAAGAAACAAGCCGACACGCCGATCGAGCACTTCCTGATGACGGTGGGCCGGCGCGACATCGCGGTCCGGAATGGCGCGGTGGTGATGGACACCGAGGCGGTGATTGCCCGACTGCGCGAGCGGGAGCGCGGCGGCGCCGAGGTTGAAGCGGTGCGGAATAGTCCCGAATGGGCCCGCATTGACCATGCCGTGACGGAGATTCAGCGGCTCACGCAAGCCCTGGCGGCGAGCGAACCGACGATCGGCTTCGAGGCGGCGGCGGGGAAATGGATTCTCGGGGTCCGCCTGGCCGTGTCGCGGGTCGCGCAACCGATGCGCTCCATGAAATCCTCTCAGAGCCCTACGAAGCATCCTCTCGCATCCTCCGCGCAACAGCCTGCCGTGACGCCGAAGCCGCCTGCCAAACCCGGTACGATGTGGTGAAAGGTCTGAAGATAATGAGAGGATTCGCGAGGGTGTAGTAAGGCCTTGACAGGGCCCACGGTCTGCTGTAGGGCGGCAGGGGGTTGGGTGTGGGGTCATGTCTATAATATTATAATATCATAGACA